TTGCAAATCTTGCAACAATGAACTCTTTGCTGGATCTACCACTGTTACTTTAGGTATGTTTCGAAACTTTCTAAAGTCTTGCAAACGATAAGCACCTGGGTGTGGTCTTACCACTATTGGTCGTTTGGTGTATTCTTTTATCAATGTAATTTTGTTTTCTAGCCATCGAATAGGATCCAATGTTTTCATTGCAAATCCTCCGTCTCTCTGCATGCAGATCAGTACATGTCCGTTTGGCCTAACTACTGGTTGCTCAATCATGGGCACATTGATAGCGTTGCGAATTTCGTTCCACTTGGTAGCATCGCTGTTGTGATTGGCATACTCTGCACGATCATAAAATGGGCCGCCAATGCTGTATCTCAAATAAGTTCCGTGATCATCAAGATATTTGAAACAACTGGCATCAATGCACATTGTTTTCAAACCTTGGCGTTGCTGTTCAGCAATAATTTGTTTACGTAGAGCTATATTTGGTCCACCAGTGTTTGTGGTTGCCCAGCCCAACATCACAGCCAGTCTGCTGGGTGTATATTTGTAATCCCACTCTACTACTACATTACCGCCTGAATTTTTGACTCCGTCAGCAAAACTTTCCAAACATTCAATTTTTCTAGAATGTTTTCGAGGATTGGCAACAGAACTGATGTAAACCACTGCATCAATGGTCATTCAGTATTCTCCATGCAGTGCCATCGCGCATTTCTGGCTCAGTGAACTGGCAATATGCAATGTGCCTGGTCCAAGCTTCTACTTCGTCTAGCGTGGGTATTTTTGGATTTTCAATTTCTGATAATGATTGACTGCATAATGCGGCAGCGGCATTTGGACCCAAAGTAATAGCTGGTTTGCCGCACAACAGTGCTTCGCCGGCAGCAATGCTTGAGTAAGTGACCAGGCACCAGATATCTTGTTGCAGAGCCATTTGCATGGTGTCGGTGGTTTGTCGTACTGACCGACCTTGCTTGAGTCTGACCACTATTTCACGGTCAGTGTGCTGTTTTAAAGTAGCAATGGTTTGATTCATCCACTGTTCAAGATCGATGTCATACAAGTTTAACAGTTTTTGGCTAGGAGGGGCCAACAAAATTTTGGCGCCGTCTTGTCTAAATTTTGTAAGTTGAAGATTGCACTTAGCAACTCGGTCGCCTGGTCTGTCAATTATGGGCCCAAAATTTTGCACATCATTTTTGGTGATGCGGTGAAATGTTTTTTTCTTACCATTACCAAAATAACCAGTGTCAAGATAGTAGAAATCTCTGCCTTGCTGTTTGCACACTGCCATCTCTTTGCGTTTGGTAATACCTCGTAGTACCACCGGAGTCATGTTATTTTCTTCTTTTGTCCAATTGCTGATTCTTCCGCCAGCCCCTTGTACAAAACTTTGTAGTATGGGATCGTACATGTGTCCTTTTTCCTTATACTTGAAATCTCCTGGTTCTGTGGCAATAGCTGCAACTGTATCTTGTTTTAGGCCATGTATGGATTGAATTAAAGTATCTGCTGTGACACCATAGTATTCGCCAGCAGCATCAACTCGATACTTTAAGATATCTCTAAACAATTTGTGTATGTCAGGAGGCACCATGTCTAAAACATGCTGAGGTAATGGTGCTAACAGTTCTTCATCTTCTTCACTCATATATCTCTCTGTTGACAATATTCTGTTAGTAAGCGTTCCTTGTGCCACTCGTTACCTTGTGGAGTGTCAGCAAACTCGTGAAAGCATGGAGTGCCCAAGGTATAGTGCAAGAGCTTGGCGTCGGGGTTTGGCCCGTATTCATCGGGCAACCAATTCCATTCTTTAGGCAGTTCGCCTATGCGAGCATCATCCAACCATGTGAATCTATGCAACTCAGCACCTGTAGCTTTTTGCACAAACTCAGGAGTAAGTTTTCGGTTAGGATAACTGTTACAATTCCACAGTATCACACTGGACCAGTTTTTGCGTGGATAGTCTTCGTTCTTGGCCCCTAAATACTTTTCAGTCATCTTGGTTTTATAGTCATGTTTGACTACCATTACATCTGAATAAGCATCTCGCAAGTTCCAAAGTTCTGCAATGTCTCCACGCACAATCATATCACCGTCAATGAATATTGCCCAACCTATGTGTTGCATGAGATGTGGCACAAGAAATCGTGTGTAGATAAAGTGATTGCTGCCGTCTGTGTGTGTTTCGCTGTAGTCCTTGAACAAATTAAGTGCAACTGGAATGATTGCAACAGGTCTGCTTGAATTTCGAATAATAGAATTTACGCAGGTGTGATATGCAATTGCTTCTCTAGGATCGTATCCTACAAATACTGGTATAATATCTTTCATCGGCGTTCGATATCTTCTTCTACACAGTTTTCCCCAAACTGTATTTCAATCAGTTTGAGTGGACGGTCTGTTTCGTTGCACAATTGATGCCATTCATTGCGATTGATCCAAGTAGCTTCATGCACAGTTAGGTGATCTTTGATGTCTCTATCTGTACTGGAATCTAGTGTGTACACCGTGGCTTCACCTTCAGCCACAAACCAAAACTCTGATCGTCGGTCATGCCGTTGCATGCTCAAACAAGTTTTGGGTGCCACAGTAAGTTCTTTAAGTTTGGTGTTGGCGCCAACTTCGTGTAACACACGATAGTATCCCCAGGCTCGCGAGGTCTTGGGCTTTTTCCATTCTTCAAGAATCCATGAACTGCTATTCTTTTTATCCTCGCCGCCTACACCAAATGCAAATTCTAAATTGCTATCTATCACATCCATTTCAGGAATGTTTTTGTCAGTGCGATCACCACCATTGGCAAATATCAACGTTGCGTCAGGGTAGTGTGCTCGAACCTGTCGGATAAACTCTTTAGCTGAACCATCTGCATCGTCAAATGTGTACACTTCGTCAACCATGGCAAGATTGTTTATCACACACAATCTTTCCGTCCATGGCATGAATGGCCGACCTTTTTTACGAGTCAGCCATTCGTCTGAATTAAGTCCCACAATCAGCATGTCGCCTAAAGTGCGGGCGGTTTTGAAATAGGCAATATGCCCAGAGTGTAGCGGATCAAAGCCGCCAGTTACAAGTACAATTTTCATGCAGGTATTTACACCTGGATGTCTTCCATGCCAGCAGTTCTTAGCCGCACAACATGCCCCATTTGCCACTGTTTGGTATCCAGACCCTTCATGATACCCATCCAGCGATTGCGTAGGTATGCCACTGGAAGTTCAACACAGCTTCAATTTCTTGAAGCTGGTTGTATCTAAACTCAGTAATGCCAGGAAGTGCTGTTATGTTTTTTTCAACAATTCCAGCAATGCGGCAGTCTTTTTTAGCGTCAGTTATTTCACGCTCGTAGTGTGCTATAAAATCTGGAATAGCATCAAGATTAGCAACTACTCGACTATACCACATTAATTTTCCCAGTCGTCTTCGTTGGGATCCTCTTCTTCAGGATCCTCTTCTTCGTCGTCTTCTGAGTAATCTTTGTCGTTGTCAAGATATACAGTAAGTGCTCGTTTGATGTCTGAATCACCTTTGAATGCGTTACGAATATCTTCAGCGTCACAGTCATTGTCCATTAGAATTTGAACTACAGTCTCTGCTGCTTCGTTGCGGTCAACTGTGTTTACATAACGCTTGAGCTCTCCCCAAATTTCTGCTGCCACATGTTCACTCATTCTGCTTCCTCCTCGCCGGTACTTACCTCTTCCTTGATATTTCCAAAGTCTTTCATCACAGTGTCAAGGCAGTTGTCATCGTTGCGTTCCCATCCTTTGCGGAACTTCTTGATGATTTCACCATGACTGGTAGTAAACACCAGACTGTTGCCTTCTTTCTTGAGCAGGCCTTTTTTCTCAATCAAGTCAGTTAGTCCTGAGTACGGACTCATACCTGTTGTGTAAGGAATCTTAACTTGCACGCCTTCAAACGGTTTGGCATAGCGTGTTTTCATAACCTTGCAACCAGCACGTATGCCCATGACATCAGTGATCTTGTTGCCGTCCTCGTCCTCTTTGAGTTTCATCTTCTTCATGGCCACTACAATTGATGAGGCGTAAATGAAACCTTGACCGCCGCTAATTTTATCGTCTGGGTCAAACATATCCTGTGAGGCGTATGTGTGGTTGGTACAAACCAAACCCACATTGTATGAACCAAACATGTTCACACAGTTACGCACCAAGGCGGTGAGAGCTTTGGGTTTACGTCCTAGATCACCCTTCATTTCGCCTGCATCAAACTGATTCACATCAGTGGGTGTCAACAACATACCCAGTGAGTCAATTACAAACATGACCTTGGGCCGCTCGCCATCTGGCAGAGCCTTGTAGTCGCTCATGAATGTGGAGATAGTTTTGGCCACGTCATCAATCATGGCCATGCTTAGTTTGAGCAATTTGCTGTCACTTGTGTCAACACCAAGTGCCTTGAGCCAATCTTCATCCAGTGCGTTTTCACTGTCAATCAACACCACAAAGATACCTTGCTCTTGTGCGTTCTTCACAATGTTGCCCGAGCAGATATAACTCTTACCTGCGCCAGAATCTCCAGCAAACACAGTTACCTTGCCCAGTGGAATGCCACGGTTAAAGTCTCCTGAAATCAGGTAGTTCAGTGCATAGTTGCCTGTTGAGATCCAGTCTGTTGGATCATTAAAACCAATCGATAGGCCGTCGATTGATTTGGTAATTTCCTTACGAAACTTACTTACGTCAAATGGTTTTCCCATGTATCACCTGTTATAAAAATAGAAGAACACAAGAGGTTGCCCTCTTGTGTTAGTGCAGAGATTACTGCTTGTTTTGACGAGCGCGGATCATGGCCAAGATGTCTTGAGCATTACCGCTTGGCTTGGCTGCTGTGACTGGCGCAGCAGCTGGTGCTGGTTCTTCATCGAACGCATCCTCAGCCGCAGGTGCTGCCGGAGCGGCAACCTTCAGTGCTGGTTTGGCAGCAGGTGCCGGAGTATCTTCTGCATCACCGGCAGCGGCACCACCAGGTGCTGCCACGCCAGCAGGGCGGAAGTATTGACCCCAACGCTCAGTGTCGTATGGCTGTCCATCTACTGATGCTTCAAACATCTCTTTGATGACCTTTAGCTCAACGTCGCCGGGACGCTTGGGCAGGAATGTGCTCAAGTCATACAAGCCGTGAGTTTCAATTGCAGCCTGTTCAGCTTCTGTGAGTGCCGACTCTTTACGAGCCCACTTGGAACTGTTGTAGTCAGCAAAACCACCCTTTTGTGTCTTGGTGATACGGAAGTCCAATCCACGCATCAAGTCAGTTGGCAATTCTTCCAGTTCAGGATCCATCAATGCACCCTTGATTAGAGTAAACAACTGAGGCCCAATGATGAACTTGCGGATGGGATTGTCCGGAGTCTTGTCATCAGCAATGGGATTCTCACGCACAAAACCTTGGAACAAGTATGAACGCTTCTTCCAGTACTTGCGACCCATATCTTCAAGGCTCTTGTCCTTGAACCAAGTACGAACTTCTGCCAGTACCGGGCAGGCGTCTCCCCACATTTCCACGCAGGGTACTTGTACAAATACTTGTTTTGATTCCATCTCTCCTTTGACGCCATTGAATGGCAATCGGATCATTGCTCGTTCGACCCAGAAAAATGTGTTTTTTGTGTTACCGTCGGGTAGGAAGCGTAGTGTGGCCGATTGACCTTCTTCCATGTTCCAGTGTGGATAAATTGCTCGATCGCCTCCACCTTGGTTTGAGTTGCCTTTTGTGTCAGCTGCCTGTAGTCTTGCTCGGATTTCTGCTAAAGATGCCATAGTTTATTTCTCCTTAAAAAGTTGCCTATGTGTTGCCTATCTAAAATTAGATCTTTGTTGCCTGTGACGCACAAACAAAAAAGCGCATACACCATGTAGTATATGCGCTATTTGCCTTGGTGTCAAGTGTATTTATATCATTTGAGCAAAGCCAGTGATTTTATTCTTGCCAATTCGTCAGACTCGTAATAGCTGCCTGTAACCGCGCCATTGTAGTTGATTGCGTCCTGTGGTGCTTCACCAATTACTGGTGCCATGCCACCGGCTACTGTGCCCATTTCGTACATGCCGCATTCCATTAAACCATGCTCCGGGCAGTACTCACCTTCCATGGTTGAGTTGCAAGAGCCTTCTTTGGTCATTTTGCGACCCAGCATGCCGCCACCAGTACTGCCTGCGGCACCACCTACCACGCCACCTATTGCTGCGCCAATTGGTCCGCCTGCAAGAGCTCCTAATGCAGATCCAGCAACTGTTCCGCCAACACCGCCTAATGTTCCGCCGGCAAGTTCGCCCTTCCAACCTTCGCTTAATCCTAAATCAGCATAAAATCGATCAGACACCCACTCATACGGATCACCATCTCTGGCTTTTTTGGTGCCATATGGCATGTCATCAAAGTAATAGTCGTACAGTGCATGATAGAGATCATCATCCAAATCGCCGCGTTCTTTAAAGTCTGCAACTTCTTTGGTGAAACGTTTGATGATGTGATCCATGGTGTGACCAGTTGAATCTGTCAACACACTTTCTTTCATTGGCACACCAGCATATTTCAGCATGGTGTTCAGTTCTGCGTTTTCGGCCACAGCTTGTTGTGTTGGAATACCAATTGTAAATGCACCGCCTACAGGTTGATCAAATCTCCAACCTTTTTGTCTAAATGTATTATAGTATGGATTGATTGCTTTGGTAATATTTTGCATTGTTGCACCGTCATTACCTGTTGGAACTATATATCCACGTGATGGCGGATATGTACGGTCGTTAGGATCTGGGTTTATTACTATTCTAACAGTGCCGTCTTGATTTGGAAAATCTTTTACAGTTGCACCGGTTGCTTGTTGCAATGTCTGCACAATTTGTTGAGCATACTGTTGAGTTGCTTTGGGATCTACTCCAGCAGCCGGAATTGCTTCTGCCATGCCTTGCTCAGGAAGATTTGGGCGGGGGTGTTTGCCGCTAATATCTCTAATACTCTGTTTTAGACTGGTTATTTGATCTCTTGATGGCAGGCCTTTTCTCTTACCAGCTGTGTTGATACTATGTTCGATGCCTGAACGGCCAATGCCAGCTCCCTTCACTAACGGATCAGTACGATCATAAGCACTACCTACGCCGCCCATTCTACGTTTTTGTCCAGGATCGTTTTCTGGTCGTTCAGGAAAATCGTAGCCGTACCCAATATCATCATATTCGTCACTGTCACTCACTGTCACCTGGTTCTTGAGTGTACAAGCGATCCTTGTATTTAGGGTCACGCCATTTAGCAGCCTCAGCCATACCTTGTTCAGGTGCGGTGTCTTGTGCAACATCAGCAGGTTCAGCTTCAGAACTCTGTGGTGTTTGGATCCCTAGTTCAGCCAATCTAGCTTGCACATCTGAGTCATCCCAAATGTTGGCACGAGGATCACGGTCAGCCAAGTTGCCAAGGATATCAAACAATTGATCGTCACCTATGACATCGTACAGTAGTTCTGTAGCGTTGGTGGCGTCTGGACCAACAATCAGCTCTCCGGTCATGAGTTGATTGAGTTTTTCCTGTGCTTCTGGATTGTCTGGCAAGGCCCATGTGCCTTCCATGATACCGTTTACCCAGTTTTCAAAAATTTGTGCTTCTTTCATAGCGTTTCCTCGTTGTTGTATTTTGGCCAAGGTAGGCAAGGCCTGTTCAATTCTTGTGTCCAATGTTTGTTCAATGAACATGTTGCGTAGATCTTCTACCAGTGATTCTTGTTCACCAATGTCTGCTGGTGTCCAAGATTCAAAATAATGTGTGTACCCGCGACCAGTGGCCAGGTGTTTTAAATTGCTTTGCAGGGCTTCGTAATATACATTGGCGCTTTCAACCAGTTGCTGTGTAACACCTTCAAACATGCGGCCTTGCTGTGCTCTGCGGAATCTTGACAGCACTGCCATCTCACCAACAGTTTCTGTGATGTGTTGTCCACGGATATCGTAGGGTCTGCCACCTTGGCGCACATGTTCCAGCATGGCTCGGCCGCCGACCAATTTGACAAATGGCAATTTAAAACGTTCACCATCCACAGTTTCAATAAACAAACTTTCTACATAGCGATAGCGTTTGTCGTTTTCGCCAATCATGCGGTTGTGTTTGATTACCAATCTTGCATCAGTTTGCTCGCCCATGTAGCTGATTTTGCGTGTGCCATAGTAGCCTTCAAACAAACCTTCTTTGATGGCAGCCATGCCAGTCATTGTGTGTTTGAGAGCATTGATATTCTTTGGGCTAAAAGTATTGAAGTTGTGACGAGTACTAAAATCTTTGAGTTCTTTCATGAATCCAAACCACTCATCTTTGTCTTCAGGCGCCATGCCCTTGCCAAGATTGTCACCGTAAAACAGCATGAGCTCGTTTTCATCGCCGGCCACAATCACTGCGGTGCCATAGTTGTTGCCGTTAGATGATACCCAATCAAACTTAAAAACTTTGCCGTCAGCAGGATCAGCTGCTTGCCCACGCTCGTCAGTGATATCCACATCAAAATTACGAGTGTTTAACAGATCATACAGATCATTGCCAATTTGGATTTCTTGTGCCATAGTAGTGTATTTAGCGCATCATTGATATGAATGGAAACGGCTCAACAATCATGTCTCCGTGGTCTTTAAGGTGCGAATCCAAGTCTGAGTGGTAAGTTTGTAGCATTAACAGCATGCGTACAACCAGCAAACTGGCCATGACCAAATCGTCTGTTTCGCCGGGTTTGGCAGCATAGCTGGTGCCCATGGCCACAAACGTTTTGAGTTCTGAAACCAAGGGCCTTGAGTTAATTTTCATACGCCCAGATTCCACTAGAATTTTGAACTTGTTGCAGGCTGTTATTTTGCTTTTGTTTGTGGTGTTAAAGCCCTTGCGGAATCGTCGACCCGTTGTGCCTGTTACTGAATTGTCGCTTAAAAAATATCCTGGAATATTTTCTTCACCGTATTCAGCAATACTGATCAAGGCCGCTTCACCAATGGTGTTGTTTTCTACTGAATAGTAAATGCTTTTTTCGTCTTTCACTACCCCATGCAGTTCTTTTATAATATCTGCAAGAATTCTAATTTGTGTGGGAATGTCAGTTTTGTTGTGGCGCCATTCAGCAATCTGATCTGTAGTTCTAGCATCAAATACTTGTATGGCAGCAGGATCGCCACCTGTGCCCAAGCTGGGATCCAGTGCTACCACATACATGCCATCTTTAGTGGGAGTCTTGTACCAGCGTACCTGTCCAGTTCTGTGCATGGGCTCTGTTCCTTCAAGATCCATCAGCTTGATAGGTGCTATTAGTGTTTCGTCATTGATAACAAATTCGCAATCCATTTCTCTGCGAAAACGTTCTTCGCCCAGCTGAGCCAGTTGTTCTGCACCCCATTGATCTCCACGATCAGGGTGCTCGCGCCAGAAACTGCGAAAGGCACGGAATCCGTTGATGCCTAGTTCTGTGGTATTGCCGTGTTCATCTTCTGTCTTATTAGCACCTTTCCACAAGAACGCAAACTGGTCCTCGTCTGAGTTGGGAGTGCTTGTGATAATTGCTTTACCACCAGTGGCCAAGGTAGGTGAAATTGAAGTCCAAAACTCTTTGGCAATTGTGGGTCGCACAAACGCAAATTCGTCAGCGTACAGCAAGGATATTGACATACCCCGTCCGGTTGTTTCTGTTGTGGTTTGACTCACAATACGCGATCCGTTTTCAAACTCCACTGACCCTTTGTTGTAAGAGGTAGCACCTGCTCGTATGTGATTGGGGCACAACTCATAAGCATATCTTATGCGTTGCATGATCTCTTGTGCGCCTGTGTATTTGTGTGCGGCAATAAGAATTGTGGAATCTGGCACAAACATTGCATACCACAGCAGGTATCCAGCAGCTGATGTGGACTTGCCTGTTTGTCGAGGCATCAAGGATATTGAATATCTATAGTTGTGATAGGTATGGATCAGTCGCTTTTGATAGTCAAAAGGATGATACAACATCTTGCCGCGTGTGGGATGCTGGATAAAGAAAAAGTTATCCATGAAATACAGCGGGCCTGTGACGGGATCAGCACACAGCGCAAACTCCGTGAGTTCTTGTTCAGTGTATGTTTCAACTCTGTGCGGTGCTTTGACCAGCACTGTTTCTAGATTATTTGATTTCATTCCAATCATACAATTACTTATTGCGTTGTTGTTGTATCCATAGATACAATTGGGTTATGCCATGCTCCAAACGATCTTGTGGTTTCCACCCCAGCACCGACTCAATCAAGGTGTTGTCACTGTTGCGCCCCATTACTCCCAGTGGTCCAGGTATGTTTTGTATTGCAACTGGTTTGTTGACTACATTGGCTATCAAGTTTACTAGGTCGTTGATTGATATCATTCGATCACTGCCAATGTTTACAGGTTGAGTATGACTGCTGTCCATCAGTCGGTGTATGCCTTCAATGCATTCTTCAATCCATAAAAAACTGCGAGTTTGCGTGCCTGGTCCCCATACTTCAACAATACCATTTTCACTTTCAGCAACTTTGCGACACAATGCCGCTGGTGCTTTTTCTTTGCCACCTTGCCAGGCGCTGTCAGGACCAAACACATTATGCAGTCTAGCTATTCTAACATCAAATCCATGATTGCGAGCAAAGCTGGAGTAAAGATGTTCGCTGAACAGTTTTTCCCATCCATATTCACTGTCTGGGTTGGCCGGATAAGCACTGGACTCTTCACAGTTGGGATTGTCAGGATCAACTTGATTGTGCGCAGGATAGATACAGGCACTGGAACTGTAGAAAATCTTTTTGCAACGTTTAAAAGTCATCTCATGTAGAATGTTGAGATTGATCAGCGCACTGTTGTGCAAAATTTCTGCGTCGTTGACCCCAGAAAAAATGTATCCTGCGCCTCCCATGTCTGCTGCCAGTTGATAAATTTCATCTATTTCGTTTGTGATCAAACTGGTCACTCGCCGTTGGTTTCTTAAATCGTACTGATAAAATTCGTGGCATTCATGCGGCCCAAATTCTGGATGTTTTAGATCAGCACCAATCACATAGTGACCTTGTGCTCGTAAACTTTTTACCAGGTGTGTGCCAATAAATCCCCCAGCACCACAAACTAAAACTTTTTTCATTGTATTTCCTTGATATAGTAGTTAGCCACTTGTTGATGTATGGCAGTGTCAGTTATGTGATAGTAGGGTCTGTACAGTGCGGTATTGCCATGGTCCCAGAGATTCACTTGGCTGCGATACTGATCAAACTTGCTAAAATACTGTTTGGTACCGCCAAACTTTGGATGTTCAAAGCCGCCTTGGTCAAACAAAAAAGGTATTTTGCTATCAACTAATTTTTGGAGAGTGTTTTCAATGACGCATTGATTTTGGTATATGGCAAGATCAAGATCAAAAAATTCTGTGTAATAGTGTTTGATCAATTCTAACTTGCGTTGATCAAATGGCGTGGTTGCTGTGCTGGCTGTGAGAAAACTGTAAGGAACTATTTGGTCTTGATATCGTGTTTGGCTGCGAGTGCAACTGGTTCCTTGCACAATCACAAAGTCAGCTTGATCCTCAATGGCACCATCTACTTGCATGGCTATCATGAGATTGGTAGCACTGACTGTCGCTTGATTTACCGTCTGAAATTCTACGCCCAATAGGTCTACCCAGCAAGGTCCGTATTCTGGATCTGGCACACAAAAACTATCACCGCAAATGTACACACGTTTCATGAGTTTACAAAATTTTCAATGTCTCTTATGATTTCATTTGCAAATCGTTGTTGCACCAACTGTTGGTTAAAAAATCTATTGCGATTGTGTTGCAATTTTTGTTCAGTCAATGAGTCAATTGCAAATTGATGCGGCCAATACTCACGTACAGCGTCAACAACAACTTGTGTAACTTGAGTATGCCGTTGCTCGTCATTAGCAATGTTGTCATAGCTTTCGTCCCAGAGATTACCAAATGTTTCAAATCCTTCGCGATGCAAGTACTTTAATGTTTCATAAGATCCAAACACAATAAAAGGATGATAGTAGGCCATGGGTTTGAATATTTTTTCGCTCACTTCTGTTTTGTAGCAAGGCAAGCATGGGCTGTTGGTCCAGGCGTTGGTGCGCATGTAGCTTTCTACCACCACACTAAAGCAAGTGGAGTCGTACCAGTCTGGATTCATGTAGTACAACCAGTAAACTGGATTGTTGGGATTGTTGTGATCGCAATCGCCTGGCAACAGGTGTCCACGTGCTACATAACTCCACAGAGCTTGATCAAGCACAGGAGACAGTGTTTTCAAAGTGAGGTCTTTGTGTTCTCGTTCTTTGTTCATTGGCATGAAAAAACTGTGTCGATAGCGTCTGTTAGGGCGGTACTCGTTGTATGCCACAGCAGTGTAGTACAAACTTTCTCTGTACCACAGCCAATTGCCATTTCTCAGTGTTAATCTTCCATCTTTGGCTATACTGGGCGTGTCTACATCACTGTCCCAAAGATGGTCCACAATCATTTTAAATCCGCTGTTGACAAACGGCTGCCACCATTGTGGAGTTTTTTCCAGCACACTAACATGATTGGTCAGCACCACACAATCTGCAGGTGAATAGAATACATCATCAGAGTAAGGCACCAGGTCAAAGTATGGATCAACCTGCGGGCGAACACACCCGTGAGTAAAGTTCACAAACTCATTGGGGTGATATATTAGTTTGATTTTGCTCATATTGTAACAACATGGTACTGGCTATTTCACGATGTATCTTTGGACCACCGTGCATGTGATCTCTTGCATATCCTATGTCTTCTCTCGATCTTGTCATTGTAGTGTCAGTGTCTACAGAACAAAATTTAGCACCTGCATTGGTAGACATTTGCTGCACAGCAAAAATGTTTTTTTCTTTGTTGATCAAGTGATTTTCTTCTTGCATGAACCATGTGTTGAGATACACATCTGCAGGGTTGAAATACTTGCTCTGGCTCTGTGGCATAAAAGTATCTGCTTTAAATATATCACTGTCTTGGCATTTTTCTGCAAGAACTAATTCAATTCTAGCTTGCGGTGGTGCAAGCATGCAAACCACTTTGGCATTGAGTTTTGGTAGCCAATATCTAGCCAATCTAAAACAACTGTCAGCTGAATAGCCGCCCCAAGCCAAATTAAACACTTTTAAATTCAATGCTTGTCCTACTAGGCTGGGCCACAAGCATTCTACTGGCAACCCAATGCCCATGGTATAACTGCAACCCAGTGCCACAACACACGGCAAGTCATCAAACTCATCGCATCTGAATCCTTCGCTGTTTAGATTGTAAGTGATAGCACCTGGCTTGTCCCAACCCATGTTTTGAAAATATTCTCGATGTGCAGAATTTTGCATCAAGTTGTCAAAATGTTCTTTGGTGTCAGTTGGCATCCAATCCAAACATTGGTCTGCTATGTGAATGCCAGGATGATATGGTTTTTGATGTGTTATCATAATGAATTAGCAATGGTAGGCCAAAGAGCAGCAAAACTTGTTGATTTTTTAAGCTGTTGCTCAATGTTTTTATGAAATTCCAAAATGTCAAAGTTGTAATCAGGAGATATCAAATAACTGTTGTCTTGCAAAGTCATGCGATATCGTTTGAGTGTGTCTACTGCACGACCCTTGTGATCTTGCCAGCGTTGTACAACTTTATCTATTTCTTGTATGGCCAGTTGTCTTAACGCCTCAGGGTATCGTCGAATGTCTAACTCCCAAGGATGAGACAGTTCACACCAAAACAAATCAAGATTGTGACGTTCACAATATTCATAGTATTCCACAAGGTCTAATGCACAATAAATTGAATAGGCCGGATGCGCTATGACTTTTTGTTGATCTTGTTTCATCACAGCAATGTTTTTTTCAAACTGTTGCCAATTGGCTCGATCCCGCACATATTCAAATTTTTCAGCATTGGCATTGTCAAAGCTGATCATCCAGTCCACGCTAGGCCAAGTTTTAAGTGTTTGATAGATTGTGTTGGTAGTGATATCCATGCTGAGATTGGTAGTAACCATTACTCGTACTTTGTTTGGATTTATAAATTTTAGAAACCTGTCAAGCCCTTTTTGCAACAATGGTTCACCGCCGCCCAACACAAGACCTTGAATGTTTTGTCCTTGTGCTTGTGCCAATTCGATAAGGTCTTCATGTTCATTTTTAACATGATTGATTGGTATGCGTTTGACACTTTGCCAAGCCGTGGAAGTTTCAGGATTGCAATACACACAGGTAAGATTGCACAGATTACTCCAGTTAACCACAAGATGTTCTAATTTAAAAAATTCAATGTCTTGATCAATAGCTGACAATGTGTCTGGATCTGCATGTCGCACTGTTCTACCACTGGAGCCTGTGGTTTCTTCAAGTTGCTTGCACCAAGTGCATGCTGCATGCCACTCGCCTTGTGCCATGGCATTTTTAAGTTCTCTAGCAGGTGCATTCAACAACACCTGTTGTATGGGTATTTCTTTGATGTTGCCCAGTTCATAACCTGAGTGCATGCAGGGGAACACACGACCAGTTTGATCAATATTCAAACTGGTCCAAGGTGCTGAACAAAATGTAGGACTTTGTGTAATCATAATTTTTCTGAAAGCCAACTGTAACTGCACAGTCTAAAAGAGTCAGCAGGAACTGGCGTTAGCATGGCATGCCATTGTAAATGTCTCACACCTTGACTATCTGGTGTGTTGATCATTATATAACCACTGTTGGGTTGCATGGTAAATTGATATCGCAATGAGTCAGGATTTTTGTAGTGGTAAAACGAAGTGCCCAACTGTGCGTCAGCACCAATCCAAGTCAGTTGCATGGATCCCGGCATTTCGCCATCAGTGTGCATGGCACAAGTGAATCCTGGTTCGTCTACCCACCACGCTGTGCCTTGATATCCTTGCAGTTTGCGCCCAAGGCCATGTTCAATTTGATCAATGTGCTGTTCAAGATATTGGTGCCATTCTGGCATCCAAGGCAAAGAGTCATTGTTAATTTTTCTTCGTGGCCATAGTTCTTGCCCTTCTTGTTTTTGCCAGGGCAGAGACAACCAGTCGGTAGTCATGACTTTTTGCACAATGTTTTCAGGAAAAACATTTTCAATCAAGAACAAGTCATAATACTCATCAACAGCAGTTATTTGCATAGGAATGCCAGTTCTGGCCATAGGCGTTGAAATTCACCAGCTTTGTCTGGATGATACTTGGTCTCGTTGTCATGAATGTGTTTGAAGAACGCTGTGTCAATCTTGCTGATTTTGTTCTCACTCAATCTGGCTTGATAGGTAGCTAATGCATTGTCAAAGAACTGGCGTTCAGCAGGGGTAGCAATACCCATCGCATAGAAACGTTCAATCTCTGTAATGGCTTCCCGAGCAACACCAGCACCGTGCAAGAACGGATCAAGGTATTCGGGCTGAAACAAGTTTTGCCACAGCACTGTGGTGCCTGTATCCTCAGCAAACTGTCTTAATTCACAGATGCGAGTGGCATTGTAAATGTTGTACACCGCATGTATGCCGCCCCACTGACCTTGTGTGGTCATGAGATGTTTGATCTTACTCAAGTTTTCTTTGATCAATGACCATGTAGCACCGTGTCGCACATACTCCACTCGTTCACCGGTGTTGTCAAAACTCATTGACCAGCCAACTCGATTGCGTGTTGACAACTTTTGAAATATCTTGTTTGAATCCAAGTCCACGTTTAGGTTTGTGATCAGTGTGACTATGGCATCCTTGGGTATGACATCTAGCAGTCGATTGTTTTCTGGCAGCAACAAGGGTTCACCACCCACAAGTGCTACTTCGTGTATGTGTTCATAGTGCTGTTCAATAAAGTCGCATACTGAATCATAGTAGGGTCTTGCACCACTCTTAAATGGAATGCCTTTGAGGCTGGCCCATTTTGAACTGCAAGATTCGCCACAGTAGTTGCAACTCAAATTGCAAGTGGTATTCCAGCGCACATCCACAATAACAGGATAGTGATACTGGTCCCCAGCTGTGGCATAGTCAAAGTTGGGATTTACATTGTTGTGCCATTGGCGTTCGGAATCTGCACCAAAACGTTCAGCTCGCACACAGTTAGAACAATACTCATGCGGCTTGCCTTGTGACAAGCTGGTGCGTATCTCTGTCATGAGATTGGAGTTAAGGATCTGTTCAATTGTTTGGGTATTGAGGTTGCCCAGCATGTTGGGGTTGCCAGCACAACAAGTTTTTACATCGCCTCGGGGATTGATATGTAGACCGCGCCAGGGGGCCGCGCAATAAAATTCTTTCATCCCGTATTTACGGGCGTTTTAGTTGCACCAAGATGTTTTGGCTTCGCCGTAGTATTCACGGGCAAATCCGTTGGAAATGAGCATTTGACGTAGACTTTGCCCGTTTAGCAAAACATCACCTAGCACACGACCGCCATATTTGTCCCAGTCCATGAGAATGATCTGACGCTGGGTGGCTTGTGCAACGGCTGCTTTGGTAAAAGCTGAGGCTGCTTCTCCACGCTG